AATGACCTGCTTGTACTACGACGCCCATAAGCTGTAATAAAGTTTGTGATGGTTCCTTAAACGGAAGCATCATAAAAGAATCTCTGATGTTACCTCCAGGTGCGTCTACATCTCTAAACTCTCCTGGTTGAATAGATTGTGCATCATCTCTTATTCTAATTCCTCTTTGTTTAAATCCTGCAGGTAAATTTGATAAAGTTCCTGCGTCTAATAGTTGTCGTAGTGCAGCTGTAGCTGTTCTTGATAATCCACCAATCATGTGTATTAATCCAAAACCATAAAAACCTAGTCCAGGTAAAAATTTAAAATGTACAAAGTAATCTATTTTGTTTCTTAATGGATCACCGATTTCGTAATTTCTTTTGATTGATAAAACTTCTCTAGAATTTTCTTCGATAGTTACAACGTATGGAAGTTTAATTCCTGTTGGTTCTCCATCTTGTCCCATATCCTCAAAACCTTCAAGATCAAGATTTACATGACACTCTAATAAATTAAAAATATCTTCGTCTCTTCCTTTTGTTTCTCCTTGAAGTTCTCGTTCTTTTTTCTCTACTTCAGTTTCATTAACTGGTCCTGGTTTTAAATCTATATCTCTATAAAAACCAGCAACTTGTTGTTTTCTTAATTCATTCTCCGATATTTGTACGCGATGAATGATAGACTCCGCATCATCTAATGAGGTAGCTGTGTACGGAACAATCAAATCATCAGCGGGTACAAATTTAGAACAGGCCATTTGTGCTGCTTCGTCGTAGTAGACTTTTTTAAAAGCAGAGCCTGCTAATGGTAAGTGAAATAGTAATGAATCAAAATCAGGTTCGTATTCTTTCATCTTATCCATAATTTGATAATTCATAAAATCTTTTACTCTTTGGGCTTGTTGTTCTTTGTCCGGTGTTGGCACACCTAAAATTTGTGTTCTAACTGGACCGTTTGCTGGTAATAATTCTTTGTAAGCTAACGCTTGAAACTGTGTAACAGCTTCAGCTAACACAGGGTGTGTTGCACCACTCGCACCTTGAAAAGGTTCTGTTCTGTTGTCGTATTTAAAACCAAGTAAATCTAAACCCTCTCTGTATCCTCTTTCCCAGTCTTTTCTAGAATTTTTATAGTCTTGATAATTTTGATATAAAGAAGTTCCAAGTCTGCCAAGAACATCGTCTGGTAAATGTTCTGCTAAATTGTCGTAATGATTTATGTTACCTTCAACAGACGCTATTGATGGATCATAATTAATATCTACAGAGCCATCTTCATTCTCTGTAATTTCTACAGGATCCCCTTGTTCATCAACTTGTTTTTGCTTTTCTTCTTGAGCAACTTCAATTTCTTCAGGTGATGGAACTTTTATCTCTTGCTCTACGTTTGGTAGAGACTTGTCTATGTCTGCCATTTATTTTCTCCAGTTTCACAGGTTTAACAGTATTATAATTAATAAGCAACCCCTCAGACTGAGGACCAGATTTAGGGGGTATTGTGGTTGTTAGCTTAGTCTTCATAATAGTCATCCAAGTCTCTAGCAACATCCGCATCAGCCTCAGCTTTGCCTACAGAAAACTCACCACTTTTCATTTCTTTAACTGGTTTACCTGTTGCAAATTCTTCCATAGCTCTTGTGTCTGGTCCTAATATCTGATCTAAATCATCTAAAACTTCTACATCAAAATCAGCATTACCATCAGGATCTACATTAACAGGCACTTCTTCTTGAGCAATAAACTCACCTTTTTTCTTTACTGCTTTACCTGTTTTCTCATCTATCAACTCATAGCCTGGTGGTTCATACTCAATTTCATATCTTTTTCCATATTCGTTTTTACCCTCTACAAAAACTCTGCCATCATCATGTTTGATTATTTCTATTCCAGGTAATTCGGGTAACTCTGCACTTCGAATATCGGCGTCAATTTTTTTGACTACTCCTCTTTCAAAAGCTTTTTCTACAAAAGCCGGAAACCATTCTGGCATTGTTGTGCTTGTGTTAGCTAGCTTAACAACTTTAGCTGATTTTGCACCTTTGAAAAATTTACCTACAATTGGTAAAGATGCAATCCCTGCTAAAAATTTTAAAAACGTTCTTCGGCTTGGATCTTTTGGACTACCTTCACTATAATCCATTCTTGTAGATTCTTCTTGAAAATCATAAAAAGGAAGAATAGTTTCTTCTTCTGGCATAATACCGTCTGTAAGATATTCACCAATACCTGTTCGATCTATTTTCGCTTCTCTCTCAGCTGCTAGAGCGGCGTCCTGTTCAGCTATCTTGTTCTTTGTTTCTCGATAGTCTCCCATAATTTTTTCAAAAACCTCTTTACTAATATTACCTTCTTTATCTCTAAACGCTCCTACTGCTTTATAAAAATCTTCTTCGCCTTTTTCATATTGTTGAGGAAACTGCATCTCATCATCTGGTCCTCTAAAATCTTGTTCTTGCATAGCTAATGTTTGCATTGCTCCACTAGCTTTTTCAAAGTCTAAAGCTTTTTGAATGTCTGCTGTATCTATTCCTTCTTTAACTGCTATTTTTTTAAGTCTAGCAGTTTCTGTATCTCCAAATAATCCGTAAGTAGCATCAGCTATAATTCTTGAAGGTGGTAGTCCTGCTTTGTATCCTAAATAAGTTATCGGCACAGCCGCAGCTAATTCAAATCCTAAAGCTGCTGGACCAAGCACTTCTCTAAAAATAGCTCTACCTGCGCTAAGTTTTTTTGCTGCGCTTGCAGCAGCATTGCCTGAGCCTTTTGCAATAGCTTGTTGTTTTTTAATATCTTCAAGATAGTTCATTGGATTGTCACAAGCACCACCTTCTGAAGCTGAACATTTAAATCCAAAGCTTGCTAATTTTTTTGCTATAGTTTTACTATCAGCATCGGTTGGTATTTTTTGAAGAGCAGATACAGTTTCTTTTTGAGTTTGTGCTCCTTTTGGTATTTCATAACCAAAACCTTTTTCTTCAAAAGTTGATGTAAGCTGTTCACCTAAAGAACCTAATTCTTTAAATCTTTTCTTACCAAAAGATTTTTCTGGGCTTTTTAAATCTAGTTTAGCAACTTTAGTATTATATTTCTTTTCGTGATTTAATGCTGTTGTTTCGTTAAACTTCTTAACAAAATTTTTAGCTTGTTTAGAATCTGATCCATATTCATCAATAATACTAGACAACTCTGTTGATGCTTGAGATAGTTTACCTTGATAATTAGCACCAGGACCTTGATTGTATTTAGCGTCCGTAACTTGAGTAAACGTTGAATAAGGTCCTGTTTTTTGTTTACCACCAATACTTACCCCAACAAATTCATCAACATTATAGTTTTTAGTATCTATACCTAAATCATTTAATTTTTTGTTAATAGCGACCTGATAACTTTTAAAGGTTCCAACTTTTGATCCTAGTTGTTCATCAATTTTTCCTGAAGCATATTTATATGCAGCTTCATGAAACGGATTTCCCCATTTCGCAGTTTCAAATTGTTTCAATAATTTTTTAGATAAACGTTTATCATTCTTGAGATCTACACCTGTAAGGTTTGCACCTTCTGAAGCTCTAGCTATTAATAAAATAGCGTCAGCTAGTTTTTTATCTGTTAAGTCTAAATTAGGAAACATTGCTTTAGCTTTAGGTAAAAAATTTTCTTCTGTTAATTTTGTATTTCTTAACATATTCATAAATTTTTTATTGCCAGCAAGAGTGTTAACTCTATTGATAACTTTGCCAGACAAAACATCTCCATCAAGTATGTTTTTAACTTTCTTAATATCGGCAGCTGAGGGTTTTTTATAATAACCTAAATTGTATCCTGTCACGGGTCTATATATTTTTTTAGGCTCTCCTAATACTTTCATAATCAAATCATACTTAGGATTTCTTTTAAAACCTTCGTATGTTCGTGTTCTAGAAATACCTCTTAAATAATCATTATCTACACCAAGAAGATCAGCTAACTCTTGTCTTGATATTAAACCTTTAGTATCTTTTTTAAATTGTTTTATTCTTTCGACAACTTGAGTATTGAATCTAGATCTTTGAGATCTATCAATTTTTTCCCAACTATCCACTCCTTGTTGAGCAATAAACTCTTCTAGAAAATCTTTTGGAACACTTGGATCAGGAGGAGTTACAAAACCTTTTACAGCAAAGTTTTGTCTTTTAATAAAATCTACAGACTCATCCATAAGACCACCACCTATTTTATCAAGTGAATCTAGTAATCTACTTTTTCTGTTTTCTTCTTGAATATCTAAAAGTTCTTGTGGCTTTGGTTGTGGTAAAATTTCTTCCTCAAGTGACTCTACGCTATAATCTAACGCTGAATCTGCTAAATTAAAATTAATACTTTCAATTTCAGGTTCTTTTAATTTTTGTATTAGTGCTCTGTTTTTAAGAAGTTCTGAGGCCATGTTATAACCCCATTAAATAATTTAGACCGCCACCTGCTTTGTTTTTTCTTTTAACTGTCATCTGTAGATACTGTTCAAATGTCATTTGATCAGCGTAGTTTTCTAAAAAATCTGCCATCTGTGGACTTAGTAAAGAGCCTTTTGATCCATTTGAAAAACCAGGTCTACCACCTTCAGCTAAATCTTCTGGATCAGGTAGCTCTGAAGTTTCTGATATCTCAACTGCCTCATCATCTAAAGATTCTCTGACAACAGGTTTTTTAACTTTAAAATTATTTTCCATAGCTAAAAATGTATCTGCTGCTTTAAATTCATTTTCTGCAGTGTCAATAATACCATCCAGTGCACCCAACACTTCATTATCTCTCTCGTAATAATTTTCAAAAACTTTTAACGGATCCATATTTTGATCACCACCACCTTTTAAGTCGTCATAGTTTTTTAAACTGTTTCTAACATCTTCTGGTAAATTAATTCGTGCATCTTTTAATAATATCTGTCTAACAACCGCTCTTCGTTTTCCTTCTTGTGCAGCGCTGTAACCTCTTGCGCCTATGTCTAAAATTTCATCTTCATCTAGTGTCGTTGTCTTTGGTGGCTTGTAATCCTCGTCTAATACAGATCTTACACCTTGTTGTTTTGTTTTATATTCAACAGATTCTTTAATCGCTTTATCTGCTATACTTCCTGGCTCTACACCTTCAGGTAAACCAAGTTCTTTTTTTAGAGTTATAATACCTTTATCATCAACTTTCTTTTTTGTTCCAATATCAAATACTTCAGCTTCAGGTTTAACCTCAACACTTTTAAATCCCATCTCATCTAATGTTTTTTTATTTTTAGCATTTAAAAATCTTCTCGCATTCATCTCAAAGTTTTTTACTTCTGACATATTCTTATTAGATAGAGCATACGGACCATACTCTGCTAATTTCTTTTCTATAAATTTTAAGACGTCAGGATTATCAAAAGCTGAATCTGAGTATACTTTAAAGGGACTATTTTTATCTAGTTTGATGGGTTTACTAATATTAGTTTTTGTACCTATAATATTGTTAAGGTATCTTTGGCCAAACATTGCTTTTAGTAATTCTAATAACTTCATCAGTAATAATTCCTTTTAACTTTGTTTATGACCTCGTCCTTTTCATCGTCTGGATGTAAAACAAAGCCACCCTGCCTAAATCTCATGATCGCTTGTGTAGTCGAATCTACAAGGTCATCATGATCGCCAAAAGGGAAAGCTGCGCACTCCTCAATCACCTCTTCAGCAAACTCCTGGTTAGGGGCGTATATCATACCACTTTCAAATAAAGGTGCAACCGAATTTACTCGTGTGTGCTTATCATTTCCCTTAGACGGACTAAAATTTACAACAGGTATACCCATCTTTCTTAGTTCGTCTGTAAGTGGCTGACCTGATGCTTTGGCTTCAACAATAACCGTATCAGGATCCCAATACTTCCATTGCTCGTAGGCAACCTGCTTTAGTTCTGGAAAATCGTATCTGCCTTTCTTTGCATCTAATAATATTAAACTAGCAGGACTATCATCATCTAAATAAAACACGCCCCATGTTGTAATGGCAGAATAATCTGATGTTTGTTTTTTACCAAAAGCTGTATCGTAAGATTGTATGACATGCTTCAGTGCGGGTATCCAATCCTCTTCCCAGGGCATCCACCACTCTCGTTTGATGATTGCTCCTTCTTCTGATGTTGGGTTTTGCATATACTGAGCATTCCATTTCTGTACACCCGTTGATGCTTTCACTGCTTCTAGTTCTTCTAACTTCCAATACTCTGGCCATAGTGGTTGACCTGATGGCATGATGGCAGGAAACTCTACGATCTCCCACTGATCAGCTTTAGCCTCTCGCTGCGCGCCTAACAGCATACCTGTAAGATCTTTTGTATTCCATCTTGTCATGACAAGAATAATAGATCCGCCTGGCTGGAGACGTTGACGAGGACCTGATGTATACCATTCGAAAGTTCTCTCCATAGCATCTCTGTTCATTGCATCTTGTTCTGTGTGTGGGTCATCGATAATTAGAAGAT